CCCAAAGTTTTTCTTTAATGGCAAATTTGGTAAATAGACCGGCTTCATAACCGTGTGCTTCTACTTCCCAAGGTTGAACCCAATAATCAATTGTATCAGAATCAACTCTTTGACCCTTCCAACGAGTTAAGGACTCATTGGTTTCACCATAAACATATTGCTTAACATGAACCATTTCATGTGCCAATGTTTTGAGAATATCATAACCACCAATGCCAGAATGTAATTCAATTTCAAATTCTCTTGGCTTACCACTATTATTATATTCCTCTACTGAAGCATACCCATAAGCCGGTATATCTTTAGTAAATTTTATCCGAACAAAGATGTTTTCTAACATTTTTTCAGATATCAATTCTTGTGCGTAAAATTGAGCAGCCCGCTTAACATACGGTCTAAAGCGCTTTTTATCGGGACAACCAACTATACTTAACTTCATTAGGTCTCTCCTTAGTAAATTGACCCAATAATTGTATCGCTCTGTACCTGCTCACCTACGCTTATTTATGACCTAGCATCCCTTATCAATACCTGAGATTTAATCTCATCAGGTGAAAAGAAATGCTCTAATGTATCTATAACTCTTTGTTCCTCAAAGTCTTTACAACTAAAGACATCAAGGTAGAGGTCTCCGTTATGGTCTAGGAAGTGCCCCATGATGCTGGAAGTTTCAATTAATTGTATGACCGTCCAGCCGGCTAAATCAGTTCCATCCGCAAAATGTACCAATTGTGGTTCACCATAAGGTACCATTTCAATCTGTCTTACCAATTCTTTGGTAAAATGACGAATATATTCCGGATCTTGAGCCTTGGCTGGAAAACAACCTTTGGCATCTATAACTAGATGTTTACCCCAACCTTGCATTTACCACTCTCCGTTGTCAAACCAAACACGAATGGTGACTGGTAAAAGTTCTATAATTAAAGCGTCTTGTTCCCACGCTTCATTTGTTTTAAACATTTCAATATTAAATCTCCAATGAAATGGATTTAATTTTAATATGATGTTGCAACCAGAATGCCTTAACCAATTCATAATGGAATCCCTAGTTGATATTTAATATACTTATCCTTCATCATATCAGGTATAGTTAGATATGGTTCTTCTAAAAGAAATGGACAAGGACTACCCCATTTATATTCACTTAAAAATTGTCTTAATAAAACGATATCACTTTTATTTCTTGGATTAAAAGGTCTTTTACAATTTGTTAATAATTGATGTTCTACTAATTTACTCATTTCACAAACTCCAAATTATCTTTACGCATATAATGAATCACCTGAGTGCTTCCATCAGGCACAGTTTTGACCACAGGAATAAAAGTTATTCCATCAATCTCATTTGTTGCCCAATTTGAATAGGTGTAATAGATATCAGAGTTCGTCTTTGAACGAACCTTCTTTAAGATAGCTTTACCAGCGGTAAAACCAGGTCGAGTTTTATTCCAATTTTTCATAATATAACCATTATAACATAAAAAGGGGCTTTTGTCAAGCCCCTTATATCACTTACCGTTTGGGTAGTTTAACTGTTCCCATTCATCATCGGTTACAGGCCACCAGTTATTCATCTTTCGATTTTACAGTAATTTTCTTTACTGCATCCTGTGCCTTAACCATGTTCTCTAGCCAGACCTTAAGCATACCATTTGCAATTTCGGCATCTTTAATCTCTACTTTATCAGCTAGAGTAAATGCACGATTGAAATTACGGTTGGCAATACCTTTGTAGATGTAACTATCAGTATCATCGGAACTATCAACTACTGAACCCTTGATGACCAATTTGTTACCTTCTAGTGTAACTTCAATATCAGTTTTGGCAAAGCCAGCAACTGCCATTTCAATGACATACTTGTTGTCTTTTACTTGACGGATATTGTATGGAGGATAACTAGGTGTTGCTTTGGCGACTGTTTCAGAGATGTCACGAATTTGGTCTAATACATCATCAAAACCAACTGTGAATGGATCCAAAGTCTTGTGGAGGTGAGCCCATTGTGGGAATAATAGATTTGTGCTTGTCATAGATTTCTCCTTAATTTAAGCGAGTTATTCAAAACTGCGGCCTCAAATGAGCACCGCACATATAGTATACTAGTATTTATACTAATTTGTCAATAAGCCCCTGGTTTTTTACCAATATTATATTTTGGTGTCAATTCCCAATCATCTTTTTCCTTATGGGAAAGTATCTTAATCTGTGATAGGAAGATAGGAGGTGGTTCCTCAATCTGTTTGGTATTTACCACTTTGACTAAACCCCAATCTTGGAGTAATTTAGCAATGGCATTCCTACGAGATAAATCATTCTCCGAAATGTCTGTTGGTTTACCATCTAAAGCAAATAGTTCTTTGAAATGGACAATATAATACTTACCTTGCTTATGTAAAATGTGGCAAGATTGGTACAATATTCTATCTTTTTTGGAAGCTACACCGATGCGTGTGAGAGTTTCACGAACTTTCAAGAAATCATCTTTTTCACCTAATGTAACTTCAACTAAATCAATAATTGAAATCATTACTTTGTCACTCCGCCTTTATCTGTTTTTCTTATTATTTCAGCGATTTGTTCATCATTTAGAATACGCAAAGCATCTTTAGCTTTTTCATTTGAATAACCAAAGTATTTCTTAACGGCTTCTATGTTCTTATCAACCGATGTTTTCTGCCAAGGTTGGAATTTCCTTTTCATCGGTCTTATGGTATTTAGAAGATAAGAATATTGCATATCCTTGTCTATACCAGGAGTAAGGTTTAACTGGTTAACATAAGATATACAATCTAAGTGATATGACAAGGCACGATTGACCACGAAAGGCACATAGTCCTTATAATCATATTCATCTTTAAACGGAGATTTTTTAGTTTGTAAGATTGATGGTACAATCTCTTTAAATAAATCAGGCATATCAATACATTGTGGAAAGTAATTGTTGAAGTTCTTTTGATTTCTCATCTGTCATTTTAAAAACAGGAATCAAAGCCTCTTGTTCAATAGGAATTAGAATTCTTTCTTTTCCCCATCTATCTTTCCAATTTCGATATTTAAATTCTTTAGGTATTGCTCGATATACCCATCCATCCGAAAAATGTGGCCAAGTTGGATGTGGAACAGAAACAAAATATAATACATCTGCTTCTGTGCATTTACGAATTTGATTTGGTAAAAAACTAAATGAGTTTTCTTTGACAAAAGGAGCTTGAGTTTTGACTTCTACTTTATATTTACCATCAACAAGAATATCCTTTTCACGGTCATATTTGTTGTCATCGTAAACATGATAGACATCAACATCAAGTTGGCGAAGCATTTCTACAATAACTTTTTCGCCTTCTAATCCTAATTTTAAAATGTTGGTGTGATTCATTTGAACTCGCAATCTACCATAATTTCAGTAAGACAAGCGACCATGTTAATTTCATGGTCAGCTACGAAAGCGGACTGATATTGATATTTTGCGAGTATGAGGACCAACTGCGGAACCGTGCTGGCCTTTAACGTCTCATAAAGAGTATCATAAAGTTTACGATAAATCTTTACGGGGTCATTGTCTAGGTTGTTTGTAACCCATTTGCGAACAGAAGCAAAGTCTTTTTCTTTTAACGATGTGACAAGGGACTCAAGTTGAATATCAGCAATATTACTGAGAATACCGCTATCAATTGTGCCAGAAACCGAATATCGCTGAAGCTCATTAATAACACGTCTATTGTCTGGAAAGTGTTTTGTAATGACTGCTGCCACCACTTTCTTGTCGTAAGTAATGTTCTCTTGTTCCAATATCCATTCAACACGCTTAAAAAAGTCTGCCGCCATTTTCTGTTTAGAACCGTTGACCTTAAAGTCAACAACAGAGCAACGAGAGTGGATCGGATCAATGATACGATTTTTGAAATTACAGGTGAATATGAAAGAACAGTTTGATGCAAATTCTTCAATTGCACCACGCATCGCTGGTTGAGTTGAGTTAGGGTTAAGATAATCTGCCTCATCAATAATTACTACCTTTCTGCCGCCCATAAGAGAAACCGATGAAGCATAGTTTTTAATTTTATTACGAAGAACATCAATGCCAGACTCATCAGAGCCATTGATAACAATATAATCACAACCAACTTGCTCACAGAGAGCTTTCGCAATGGTAGTTTTACCAACGCCTGCCGTACCGGATAATAGTAGGTTCGGTATTTCTTTTCTATTGACATACTCTTGAAATGTGGCCTTGATTGCATCAGGCAAAATGCAATCTTCTACTTTCTTAGGCCGATACTTCTCCACCCACAATAACTGTTCCATCACATACTCCCATAATATAATAAATCATTTCACTTAATTGCATTAAGGCGACCAACGGTCTCCAAATAATTTTCTTCAACCGCTACATTACCATTTAATACATTAATCACGGTGAATTTTTTATCTTCTTCAACTTTTTCAAATACAACTACAACGTGTTCAGGATTAATTGCTAAAGAATTTCCTGTTTCATGTTCTGTAAAATATAATAGCATTAGGATACCTTACTGTCTTTGGCTTCAAAAGCAATCCAATACTGTAAATCATCTTTAGTATTTTGCCAATGACTAATACCTTTAAATGAAATTCTGACATTATAAGAACCAGGAATCATTTTAATATTATCAGTATTGAATACAATCTTATATAATTTACCGTTACCTTGGCCAACTTCAATGACATTGGTATGAGCAGAATCATCTTTTGCATCAAAGGTAACAATAGAAATTGTTTCGCCATCAGATTCTACGGCAATATTTGGTGAAGATACGGCTTTGGCTGTATCCATAATCCAATGATAATCTTCTGCACTCAAAGTGAATTCACATTCGGCAGAATCTAATTTGAGTTCACGGTCTGGTGGAACTACAATTTGACTTTTCTCGGTCATGCGATACTTACTTGAACGCTTACCATTCTTGAAAAGAATATTAACATCATCGAAATGCAATTCAGGAGAATCTTTAAAAAGATTATACACCAACAAGAATTGATTCAAATCATATACACAAAAGTCTTGTGGGAATTCATCTTTAAGATTTGCTTCAGCCAAAACAGATTTGCCTGAGGACATGGTTTTGATTTTCTTACCTTGTTTGAATTGGATGCCTTGATTGATTGAGGCAAAGTTCTTCAATACGGTTAGGGTTTCATTAGATAACTTCATTCACTTTCTCCATCATTAAAAAAATTAATTGTATCATGTTCATATAAAAACATCAAGCAGCATATTGCGTGTGCCAAGTGATTCTTACCAGTTTCTTGGTCATTTTGTTCACCAGATTTCCAAGCCCAAAGATGCCGTTGTAGTGCATCATAATATCTCCGCTTAGCATCTGGTACTTTTTTCCAATTGTCTGGTTCATATTTTTCTGCACCAAAAGTCAGAATTTCTACTGTTGCTTTGAGTGCATTTGTTGGTAGTAAACTAAACTGTAATTTACCCCCATCAAACTTACGACCACCTGTGGTGGCCGTTTGAGATGCTTTAACTACATCTTGTGAAGCAGCACCTTCATAACCTGGATGATAAGGTGCCTCACTAACCAATCTTGCAGCATCAGTATCAAAATTTTTATCCAGCCATTTTTTTATCTTATTTTCTTCGGGAGAAGAACCATAAGTTTTAAAGTTATCGGTTGTACCATAAGTTTTCATTACATTTCTCCAACATAATTAGCAACTGCTGGCATATCTCCTTGGAAATGATAGGTACCAATATGAGCAGTTCTCATCCAAGGACAGAGATAGATTTGACCACCAATTTTACGCCACATTTGGCAGAACATATAATCTTCTGAGAGATAACGGTCTGAACCACCACCTGTAATGGAATCTTTGGTGTCAATAACTGTATCAAAGTAAGCATGAATGTAACGAGTACCATCAAAGTTTGCCTGACCAACATGGTCTGGTTTGTATTTGATTTCTGGATATGCTTCTTTCATCTTATCAAACACTTCACGCTTAATCATCATGAAGCCAGTACCAATCTCTAATACATCAAGAGGTTCTGATACAGTAAATTGTGCTGTGCCTTTAACTGGATTAAATACGAAATCACCAGCAACTTTTTCAAGTAATTGTGGTTCAATATCAGGATTCTTTTCTACGGCTTTCTTAACTGAACGCCATTTGATTGCCTTCTTAGGATAAGGACCACCAATAACATCTTTATCTAATGCCAACAAAGCAATCACATCTTGTGGATTGAAATTGACATCAGAATCAATAAACAACATATGTGTGCAATCGGAACGGTCAAGGAATTCATCAACAAGATAGTTTCTTGCACGGGTAATTAGGGACTCATTAAACAAGAATGAGAATTTGATTTGGACTCCGTATTGTAAACAAAGACCTTGTAAATCTAAACAGGCTTTCATATAGAGACCATGGTTTTGGCCGCCATACATCGGTGTGGCTACAAACAGTTTTTTCGTTTGTAGTTCTTCTTTTTTGATTGAAATTTCCATTTGTGCTCCGATAATTAAAGAAAAAGAGGGACTTGTGTCCCTCTACTCAAAACTTAAACTTCTTGGTGTGGTTGGTTGAAGCTGAAACCGGCAGCCAAAGCAGCTTTAACAAGTGCTTTAGTTGGTTTACCCATACGATACAAATTGAACTTTGTACCATCAGCACGGGTTTTGGTGTTTGTGTAAATTACATGGCCTTCTTGACGCAACTCATCAATACGAGCAGATACGTTTTGAATACCAAACTTTGCACGAGCTTGACTTGTGGTGAGACCATAGTCAGAGTTCTTGCTCAAGTAGTTTACGATTTTTTGTTTAGCTGATAGCTTTTTCATGTAATGCTCCATAGTAAGTTAATAATAAATCCTTGCCTTAAGCAAGTTCTCACATCATATCATTTATGTATGTGTGTTGTCAAGCGTTTATCGACCAACTTGTGGTAAATATTTCGCTTTGGTATCTTCCCATGACAGGTAAATGAGGTCGTCATAGAAAAGAGTTTCATAGGATACTTTATCTTTCTTTTGGAGCTGTCTAATTCTTGGTTTTGCGTAACGAGTTTTCCAAATAGTTGCCAATGCCTCTTCGCTGGTATCAAATGATTTTACCAATGCTTCATCCGTAATTTCTTTACGCAGAAATTCATTGGTATTATTGTAGAGTGGACTGAAATAGATACCACGCTGATGTTCGGTACGAATCAATTGTTTAGGAATGCCAAGTTTAGAATAAGCAAAATTCAATGAACGATTTTTGTGGTCACGCTTAAGTGGAAGTCCTTGTGTATTTTTGGCTTCCCACCATTCAAAATATTTACGAGTATGATTCTCTTTAATCCAATCAAACACTAGTTTTTTTGTTGCTCTTGTTGGTTCAAATGCCACAGAACCACTTGAGAAACCCATTTTGTTCCAATGTTCTAGTCCATCATATTGAGATAGACCGCCAGACTTAGTATTACCATAAAGAGAAGTAGTAGTAACTCCCACCAATGTATCACCATATTGTCTTTTCCAATCTTTTTGAACTGTATCAGATAAACACATCAATGCCAATAACTTACCGCCCATGTAATTAAAACCAAGTGGCTGCAATGGCACGATAGTAGAACCAATTGCAGTATGATTAATCATATGCTGTTGTGTCTTAACATCTCTCGACCAACCAATTGCATTATCTCTCGGAGTCAAGTCCAGGAAGTCTGAGGAGATACAGATAACACCAAGATATTTACCTGTTACTTCATCAGTCAAAACATAGAATAGATTACGACCAATGTTAGAATTGTTTTTCATTGTAGATGAGAATGTGCGAATGGCATTCCATCTTTCGGCATCAGGACCATTTGAAAGAACCATAACTGGTTTTAATTTCTCATAATCATCCGGCTCTTGTGGCATCCAAAAATTAGATTTTACTTTATCAACTAATTTCTTTTGCTCAGGATCCACCATCATAACTTCATCACCAAACAATGTAGATACCTCATGAACAGGATATCTTTCTTTTACTTCGCACCACTTTTGGTACAAAGTATATTCACGAACATCCATTTGAGAAGCATAAGTTAAGTCCTTGATGAGGACTTCTTTCATCGCTTCTTCATCAATATGTTCAAAGGTGGTATTCTTTTCAGACCACTCTTTCCATTGTGATTCTACAAATTCAATTGGTGTTGCCATTATATTAGTTTCAATGTTTTAATTAGTTTATTGCGTTTCTTCATACCAGATTGTAACGCCAAAGGTTTTACTTTCTTAGTATACACTACTCCATTCAAATGATCAAGCTCATGTTGGAAAACTCGAGCAGATAAGCCATTTAACATTGTGGTTTGTTTTTGTCCATTAAAGTCTTGATATTCCACTTCAATTGTAGATGGCCTATTGATTCGCAGACCTAAAAGTGGAAAAGATAAACAACCCTCCATCATGTTTACCTCATCACTAGATTGCCAAATGATTTTAGGATTAAAGAATGCCACAAAACTATCTTCGGCACCCATTACAAATACTCTATGTTTAAATCCACATTGATTGGCAGATAAACCATAACCTTTATGGTGACGGCAAGTTTCTACTAATGAAGATGCAAAATTATTAGGATTAACTGGTGGATTACTGAAATCAAATTCAGGTAAAACTTCCTGTAAAATAGGATTGTTTTCGCCGACCAATTCAAAGATAGGAATACTCTGTGTAACGGCTGTAGGATTCTTTGCTAGTTCTTCTGTATTAAAACTAATTATTTCACTCATTTTGCTATCCTTGAAAAATTATTTACCTTTTCAAACTTAATTATTGACCTAAATTTGTCAAACAACTGGTCACCTTTGTGTGAGATAACAAACACATTAGTATCTGTTCCCATTTCATGAATTAACTTTAAAAATTCTTCCGTGCCAACTCCATCTAAACTACTATCAAACACTTCATCAAGAATCAACAGGTTGGTATTTGTTGAATTCTTTAGTTTGGCAATCTGTCGCCATGTAAACAATAGTGCCAAGTCAATACGCATCTTCTCACCTTCGGAGAAATTGGCATAAGAGAACTCATCACGATGCCTACTCTTAATGGTTTCTTCAAACTGTTCATTGATATTAAAGTTTACAAAGAAGTCCATTGCTGTCAAATACTTATTAATCAATTTATTCATGATAGGTAAGTATTGACGAATAATCTTGGTTTTAATACCAGTATCTTTCAATAAAGAACCGGCAAATTCATAATATTGTTTTTGTTCAGATAACTCTTTTTGTTTCTCAACCAATACGCCAAGTTCTTGTTGAAGTTCTTTCAACTTGGCATTTTCTTCTTCAAGACTGTCTTTAGTGGCAGAAAGTTCTTCAATCTCTTTTTGTAATTTACTAATGTAAGTATTGATTGCCGATATTGTAGAATTGTGTTTTACAATTTCGTTATTATGTTCTTGGATGTGCTTAACTATTTTTTGGATTTCTTCGATACGGTTGTTCGCCTCTTGGATTTTTGTTTCGATATCAGCAATTCCAACTCCAATTTCTCCTTTTGTTTTATCGATTCCACTAAGCTGGCTACGTCTGAAGGTGTCAGCAATACCTTGTTTACAGGTGGGACAGTCGTGGTTTTCTTCATAGAATTTATACTCCTTATCTAATTTCTTTAATCGAGATTCTAGTTTTGATTCCAACTGTAATAGTTTGGTACTTTTCTTTTCAATGGCAAGTTTATCTTGTATCTTGCTTTGTAATACATCAATATGTTTTTGAATTAACTCAATATCTTTTTGTAGTGTAAAGTTTTGGTCAATATTCTCATTGACTTCTTTCTTTTTCTTTTCAATTTCGGCTTCAGACCGATTCTTATGTTCTTCAATGTTTTGTTTTTGGAACTTAATCTTTTCAGCAGTAAGTTCCATTTCATACTTGGTTTTGGTTGTGAAATCTTTAATCTCTGACATCTTCTCTTTGACCACCGAATTCATTGATGAGAAGATACCAATATCAAGTAAATCTTCAATGATTGCTCTACGGTCAGCAGGAGATAACTGCATGAACGGAACAAATGAAGCCGAGCCAAGAATAACAACTTGAGTGAACGATTTATAATTTAGTTTGAGAATAAATCTTTCCAAGTAATCTTGATAATCTTTGGCCGCAGCGTCTTGGTTTAGAAGTGTTCCGTTTTGTAGAATTTCAAATATATTTGGCTTAATACCACGAATGACTTTGTATTGTTTTTTACCAATAGAAAACTCAATCTCAACAACAGCTGCCTGATTGTTGATAGAGTTCAGTAATTGTGGTTTGTTGATTTTACGAAATGGTTTGCCAAAAAGACCAAAACACAATGCGTCCAGAATAGTGGACTTACCTGCACCATTGTTGCCAATAATTAGTGTGTTTGGTGACCTTTGAAAATCAATTTCTGTAAATGATGCTCCCGTTGATAAGAAATTCTTCCAACGGACTTTTTGAAATATAATCATGCCTGTTCTTGGTTCAATGCCTCAACATACAACTCTTTTAATACAGTTTTAAGTTTATTCGCATCAATATGTTCTTCATTAATGCCATCGACATACTTATTTATGATAGTTAATGTGTCCTCGGCCTGATCCAGCATATCATCTTCTACGCCTTCTGTCAAGCCAGTAAAATCTTCAGCAATGGTAATATCGATTGGATTGACCTTGTAAAGATTCTCCATGAACCGGTCAAACAGATGTGGATTCGTTTTGTTGATTACCACTACCTTAACATAAGTATTGGCATATTTGCTTAAATCTAAACTGGTAATCTCTGTAATGGTATTTTCTTTATCATTATAAGAGATTTTGTGGAACATTACGTTTGGGTTCTCGATAAATTCCAAATCAAGAGTGTCAAGGTCAAACAAATGAAAGCCTCTTGTATCAGAATAGTCCTGCCACGTGAGCTCGTAAGGATTTCCAAGATAAATGATATTATCTTGATTTGAACGGTGATGATAATGTCCTGAAAAAACAATATCAAAATTTTTAAATATTCCACGGTCTAATCCTTCGTGTGACGGCATACCTCGACACATGGAAAAACCAGAAATTTCTAAATGTCCCATAACAATTCTGGCATCTGTGTCAGACAATACAAACATACTATCGTCATAATTTTCTGCACAAATCCAAGGCAACATACAAATAGGATATTTATCTTCTAACCAAATGTCAGTAGGTTTGTGTATCACAGTAATATTTTTATATTCTTGTAATAATAAGCTTACTGAATTTACTTCATTGGTATTTTTAAAGTAGGTGTCATGGTTACCAGCCAACATGAATACTTTGATGTTCATGTCTGCCAGTTTGTCAAAGAACATTTCTCTGGCACGTTTGTAAGTAAAAAAGTTTATATACTTACGGCGGTCAAAAGTATCCCCAAGAATAAGCACAGTATTAATACCTTGAGATTTAATAGTAGGAAAGAACGTGTGCTCATAGAATTTTTCATAGTAGTCTAAGAAATGGGTTGAATCGTTTCTTGCACCAAAATGTTGGTCAGTTATAATTGCTACTTTAGTTGCGGTCTGGCTTTGTGTTGTCAACATCGTCATAATATTTAATTTCAATCACCGAATTAATGGGTTGTGCATTAGCAAATACGGTTGCTTCATGTAGTGTTTCAAAAGACTTAAATCTTACGGATCCACCAGTCAAATAATAACTCAATTTATACATTATATCATTCCTCTAAAAACTTTTCAATACCTTTGGGCTTGTTTGCCTCTTTTTTCTTTTCTCTTGCTTCTTCATAGTTGCCAATAAATTCGGCAATATTATCATAGAGTTCAAACTGCCTTGTAGTTCCATCTTCTAACTCAAGCATTTCCATTTCATCTAAAATGCCCATCTGTTCCGTTGCCTTATACTTCACATAGGTCTGTTTCTTTTCTTTTTGAATTCTTCGTAAAAAGGCAAAGTAAATGATTTGAGTAAAGTAAGCAAATGGATTCTTTGATTTGGTTGGGTCAAAGTTATCAAAATACATTAGACAGTTTTCAATACCATCTGAAATCATTTCATCACGATAGGTATAGTTAATGAAGTTAGGTTTATGAGATAGACCTTCCGCTATCTTCATGAAACACTCTCCAATGTAGTTTGGAATAGGAGGCGGGTTAGTTTTGTTCTTTTTTGCTAACTTACAACCTTCTTTATAGTCAATTAGTGCTTTGAGAAAGTCTCCGTTATTAACATATTCTTTTTTCTTAGTTGCCATGATTACCACATAATGTTATTGACAAGTGCTTGACAAGTGTGTATAGTCGAGTATGTCCTTGGTTGAAAGTATTAATGTATTGTATTTCCATGATTTCCTAAATCTTCAAATTGATTCA